GGCGCCCTATTCGGTTGTGGTTGGTCTGGGACGCGGGACGGTCACGCAGGCTCTTTAACGGCTTTGACCTTGACGCGGGGCTTCTCGGCGCGGTCGAGAAGATACTGCAAGTGATCGACTTTGATGATGACAAGCGGGTCCTGAATGCGCCGGTGAATGTCGATGAGATTGCGATAGTGGGCTGCGTCGTGTTCGTTCATTTGGCCCTCGCAGCAGCGACAACGCGGCGCTTCTTGCTCTTGGCAATCTTCCGGGCCTTGCTGGCGTCATAGGTGTGGACGCGCTCGAGCTTGGTTTTGCCCTTGGCGTCGGTCTTGAGCTTTACCTTGCCGACTGTCTTGGTGGTCATTGCTTGGCTTCCTTTTCCTTCAGCGCTGCTAGAATTTGCCTCACGTCGTCGATGGGCACCGGTACGTTGAGGGAGCCGATAGACGCCATTAGGGCGGTCGCAGCCTCAAGGCGGGCAGTTAAGGTCATACCTCATCTCCGCAATCGCCAATCGGCTGAACATCGAAACACGCGGCCGACGTGATTTCAACGTCTCGACCGTCAAGCATAGATGCCGAGACTTCAAGGCCATCGAGGATAGCGCGCGGGACTTGGTGGCAGATCTCAGTGTCGATGACTTCCACGCCAGCCTCTCCGGTCGCTAAGAGGATGTAGAGCAGGGCTAGGGTTTTCATGGACCATATCCAATTGTTGGCGGGCCGTTGTGCTTCCAATCCCAGATGTACCAAGCGTGATTGAAGCTGGGACTTGTCTTAGGCTTTCCGTCTGCTTCAACGAACCATGCAATGCGCTTCATCAAAATGATTTTCCGCTGAAATGCTGGACAGTCGCGGAACAGATGCGTCCGACTTTTGGCGTGGTCAAAATCGGTGCGCAACAACATCGCGATTTTGCCGACTTCGCTGGCTTCAAAATAGCGGAGCCAAATCATTCGCGCTTCCCCTTGTGTTTGAATGCCAAGCTGAAGAACTTGGCCCCAGTCTTCGCCTCTTTGATCCAGCCCTTGACCCATCCGCTTGTGGCTTGCTGGCAATGGGGACACCGAACTTTGAATTCGCCCTCATACTGCGGTGCTTCTCGCTCTTGATGTCTTCGTCCTTCATCCTGAACAGGTTGCAGGCGTCGTCGCGTTGCTCGAAGCTCATTCTGCGGCATCAATAAGAGAGAGTAGCGACTTGTCGCCGGATTTTGTCTCTGCCGATTGCAGGTTTTTCACGGCCTGCTTGAAGTACGACCCCTTCAGTTCTGCACCGATTGCCTTGCGGCTCATCTGCAACGCCACGTACAGCTCAGACCCGATGCCTGCGAATGGCGAGAACACAACGTCGCCGGGGTTGCTCCATAGATCGACGCACCGACGGATGACGGTCAGTTGCAGCGGCGATATGTGAGCTTCGTCGGGCTCGTCGCGGGATTCCTTGCGGTTCAGAACATCCCCTTGCGCGATATCCAACCACACACTCTCGGCGTAGCGTTGCCAGACCGCGACCGAGTACCATGGATCGCCAGGCTTATCGTGGCTCACGCCTCGAAAGCTGCTCTCGGATTTCAACGCACCATCCGGCGTTGTCTCGTTGCCATAGTAGGCGTCGAACGGCCCAGACACGGGCTCGGCATTGTCGCCCGGCTTGCGGAACACCACTACGTAATCAGCCAGAGCCATGCGACTGATCGTCGAGTCTTTGCATACCTGCTTGTGCAACAGTCCGATAGACTTCGACCGCTGCATGGCTGCAACCGGGTCTTTGCGGATCATGACTTCTGAGTGGAAGTAAAACCCCGCGTCCATGTGAGCACGAACGATCTCTCCACGAAAGTCTCGAATGCCGATGAACCCGTCACGGGTTTTGCTGGTCGGCAACTGCATGCAATGCACACACACGATGCGGCCCGGCTTCGTCGCGCGAAAAACTTCGTCGATCAAAAACCGATAGTGGGTCCAGAACGTCTCCTTATCGGTGCAGTTGCTCATGTCGCGCGGGTCGTCTGAGAACGTGTACAAGCTCTCGAACGGCGGCGAGTAGACGGTGAGATGCACGCTATTATCGGGCAAACCGCGCGCCACTTCGACGCAATCGCCGTTCCACAACGTCCAATCCTTGCCGCTGGTCTGATCGTTCACGCGAGCCATGCCGGAACCTCCATCGTCTTTTTGTGCGCAACCGGACCATTCCGCGATGCGCCTTGACGCAATGAACGCTTCGTCAAATCCTTCATATGCTCGGCCATTTGCGCGAGCATGTAGTCTGCGGCTTGCTCCTTGGCGTCGAGATTGGCGACGACTGCGCCCTCGGTCTCAGCCGCGATCATGTAGACATCGACGGGCTTGGTTTGCCCAAACCGCCAGCACCGCCGAACGGCTTGATACAGTTGCTCGAATGAGTTGTTGAGCCCGAGGAATATCATCGCATTGCAGACCTGAAAATTCATGCCGAAACCGGCGATGCTCGGCTTACTCACCAGGTATCTAATGTCACCGTTTGCGAACCCGAGTAGATGCCTCGCCTTCACATTAGCATCGTCAGACCCTTGCACGTTGACGGCATTGCCGAGCACGTCCTTGATCATCGCGGCTTCGTCATTGAGTTGGCACCAAATCAGCCACGGCCGATCTGGATCGGCGTTGACTATTTTAGCGGCGGCATCCACACGCGCGGCAATTGACGACCTGCTCGCTTGCCGCTGCTCTTGCAGCGTATTGGCCTCGGTAGGGAAAAGCATGCCCGTGTCGATGTTGGCCTTGTACTCGACGGGCACCGTGATCTGATGCTTGCGAAGTGGTGGCAGATCATACCCAGGCTCGTCGTAACCGATATCCCGAGGATGTCGCATCACCACGGCCCATGTTGAAATCCAGAGCCAGAAGTCACGCTCGGCATGGCGCTTCAACCGCCAATCGGCAATCGGCTTCGATCCGTGGTTGCTGACGTTTGTCGCTCGGATCGAGCCGTCGTGGATGAACCACGTTGCAAGCATCTCCTTGGCCGACAGAACCCCCAAAAATTCGGCATGATTGCCGAGTTCAACGTAGTCGTTTGGTGCCGGCGTGGCCGTACAGCAAAGCCGATACGGGATCGCATTGCATAGCTCAGTCAGAATCGCCCGCGTTTTTGAGTCGTGCGATTTGATAATCGACGATTCATCGAGAACGACTGCCCCGAATTTGCCCATGTCAAACTTTTCGACGCGATCATAGTTGGTGACGATGATGCGCGTGTTCGCCTGCGATTTATCCGCCGCATATGACACGCCGTCGATGCCAAATTTGACGGACTCTTGAACAGTCTGCTGCGCCACGGCGAGCGGCGTCAGAATGATCACCTGCTTGCCAGTGTGGTCGGCCATAGCCGACGCCCACGACAACTGCTGCAGAGTTTTACCTAATCCCGTGCCTGCAAAGACCGCGGCGCGGCCCATGCGGAGCGCCCACGACACGATGTCGCGTTGGAACGGCTTCAACTGCTTCGGCAATGCCGGGATTCTGGTCATCCCGCACGCGAGCAATTTGGGCTGCTTGCGGGACAGAAATTCATCATACGTCGTCATTCTGACACCTCTCCCACCATGCGCTTCGATGTTTGCGTAAGAGCGTCCCGAGGAATGTCCTCGCCGTGCGAGTGACGGGCCAAAAGCTCCCGCTTGCGATGGATCGATGCGCCGAGCTCCGTCAGGGCTTGATTGCACGCGCCGCCAAGGCCACGCAGGCAAAGCGCATACGTCTCGTCAAACTCGACGGCGATTGTCTTGCACGTGCGGATTTCCGCGTCGTTGGGCAGCCGGCCGTTTTTGCGGCAGAAGTTCCACAAGGCAAGGTTCCAGCCCTCATCACCGGCCCGCCTGCCTATGGGCGAACGAAGCAGATCGTAGGCCTTGGCGACGGCTTTAGGCGTCCAGTCGGGGTGCGATAGCTCGCCCCTCTTGGAGGGATGCACCATCTCTGCGGCATCGGCGCAGGCCGTGCAGATTTCGTTGGGCGACGGCCACGGCTTCGTCTGCGTCGGACGATGCTCGCGGATGAGCAGATCGGCGGCCTTGTTCAGGACCGTCTCGCCGTAGCTTTTCGTCAGGCGGACCATCTCGCCCATGTAGGCCACGGGGTCAACGCTGTGCAGCGGCGCTCCGAAGGCCACGGCGAGGCGGGAAACGAGAACATTCGACATGGTGTCCTCACTGATAAGTTTTCAACGCGGCTTTGAACTTGGCGAGCTGGTCGTCCCGCTCGACGGCCCACTGCGGGCGATTCGATTGATCGCGTCGGGGCTTGTCGCGGCGGTCGCCAGCGGTTTTGAAATACCCAACCAGCGCCTTGACGCTTGGGACGCGAACCTTGTTGTCGGCCACGTCGGCCATCAACTCGGCGTAGCCGTCCCGAACCGCGTCGGAGCCGTACAGGCCAACGTTCGAGGCGACGATGCGCCGGGCGGCGTCCTGATCCGGGCAATGGACGTTGAGGAATTTGGCGATGCCGGTGACGATCTCGCTCGTCGATCCGTTCAATCCAGAAATTTCACTGGCCCCGTCCGCCTTCGCAGGCGCAGCCTCTTGTTCAGAGCGGACGGGCCTAGATTCTTCTCTTTGGCTAAGGCTATGGTTATGGCTCTTTATAGGGCTATTGATTTTGTTTTGTTTTTCAGAAATTACCCCCATAGATTCTGGGGGGGTATCTATGGGGGTGTCTGGGGGGGTATCCCCTAGGGTATCCTGGCGGGTATCCCCTGGGGTGTTCTGATCAGCTTGTCGCTCGGCTTCCCTTTTCTGATAGGAAGCGGCGGCAAGTTCACGCTCGGCGCGAGCGACGGTCCATCCGTCTGCATGTCGGGTGAGCTTGCCGAGGGCGGCGAGTTGGTCACGGACTTTGCGATAGGCATTGGTGTGAAGCCCCATGAATTTTGCCGCTGCCCCGTCGTCAACTGGAAGCCGGCGCTCAGTCTCAAAAATGAATGTGCAGACGCGGATGTAGAGCCCTTCTTGCTCCAGGGTCAGGCCGATGCAGCCGGACCTCCAGTCGCTTGGATAGAGCCGCACAAATCGGACGCCGCTCATGCCACGCCCCGCAATGCCAAATCGCGAATGCGGTTCACCGTGTAGTAATCAGCGGCGGTGAGATCGGTGCTGCTGAATGCAATCCGCCAGAGGTCGTTGCGATCCTTGCGGCTGATGAGCGCCGAGGCGGCCCCCAGCAAATCCAGGGCCGTTGCCTTGCAATCGTCACTTTTTTGCATGATATTAGGTCCTGCCTGTTACCCGTTGTGTGCGTTTAACGCCCGCCTTGGAGCCGTTGAGAACCCCGGCTCTAGGCGGGCGTCATTGTCAGCGAGGCTCGACGTAAGCGCGGGCGGCATGGCCGGCGCAGTAGCTGCCTCTGACCCGTTGCTCCCCGCAATATTGGGCCGTCTCGTTGTTGACGTGAGACGCGCAAGGCCAGCGGCAGTGATCAGCTTCCAGCTTGTCGAGAGAGACGCGGGCCACGTCGTCGGCGTGGGGAGGCGGTAGAGGCGTCGGCGCTTCAAGAGTGGACGGAGGCGGGACGCGGAGCGCCTGTGCGCGCTGTGACTTGCGGAGCTTGGGAGACGTGCGCTGCGGCCGGGGTGGCTTGGTGCGGCTCGTTGTCGAGCGGCCGCCAAGACCCAATCGATGCACCTTGCCGATGACCGCGTTTCGCGTGGTACTGCCAAGATAACCTGCGATCTCGCTGGCGCTCTTGCCTCGCAACCAGAGTTGCTGCAGTTGGTCGACTCTGTCTTCTGTCCACATGCCTTTTACCCCTTTTGGATTTTTCCCGTCGTGACGGCACGCACGCAGTCAGGCGCCCGGCAAATGAGCCGGGACGGGAACGCAACGCGACTACAGGGAACGCTTACTCTTTCAGGCTGCTGCCTGATCGCCGCCCCTTCGGAGGCGGCGAAACTTGAAACCCACCTCGTCACAGACCCTCACGAGAGCCGAGAGCGTCTTGAATCGCGGATTCCAGTCCGGCTTTTCCATACCGATCAGCACGGTGTCGCTAATGCCCGCCTTGCGGGCCATCTCAGCTTTTGTGAGCGTTCCCGAGGCGATAGCGGCCTGGACTCTGGTCCGTTGTTGGGTGACGTGATCCATGGGCTATTTATGGCACGCAATGACGTGGCGTGCAACCCGAACCCAGGTTAAAAAAAAAATCCTTGCGTTTTCAATGGGGCGTCTGTGGAAAACTGTTTTTGTGTAATTTAGCCGTTGACGAGGCACGTCATAGCGTATCTATTGGTGTCATCACTGAGGCGGTCAACCGGGTTCTCCAGCCGGATCAACTCCCCCTAACGCCGACCGCCTCAGTGTTTTTTTTCAAAGGGAGCCAAGCTATGCGCGTCAAGATCGATACCGACCTCGAACTTTGCATCCAGGGCGTAGAATTGACTTGGTTCAACTTCGTCGGCTACGCGGCGATCGACGAAGACGGCATGATCACCGGGATTTTTGAGCACGTGCCGTCCAAGGATTTCCTGCTGTCGTCCCATTATCGCGAGATTTGCGGGATGGTTTCGCCGGACGTGTTCCACGCGATCAAGGACGCCATCGCCAAGCAGTGCGCCGACGACATCATGTCGGCCCTCGACGACTACAACAGCACCCAGAACCGCCGCGCCATGGCTTGGGACAAGAAGCGCGATCAAGCCAGCGCCTGAGTTATCGACTGTCGGCTTGGCTCGCGGGGTGATGCCAAGGGGGCCTGACAGTCGATCAACGGGGGCTGGCCATCGTAGCGGGCGGGCGTGCCAGCCCCCGACATATTTTAGAGGTCGCGTGTGTATCCAGAGACAGCAGCGGCATTGGGGTTCGTGACGTCGCTCATTGTCGGGCTTGCGTGGCTGATTTGGACTGCGGGTCAGTAAAGGAACAGGCACATGGAACAGGCAACAAATGGACAAGCTACTGAGCACACGGGGGCTGCTGGGGGCGGCGCTGAACGGAATGCTGGCGACGGCAATCGTGATGGCGGG